GGTTTATAAAATCTGCTGTGCCTTATGTCGTCACCCATCTTGCTAGCAAAACAAAATATCAGGCAAATATGTCAAATTTATATCCCTTTGCATTAGCATTGATGGAGCTATTCTTGTTTCAAACTGGACACAATCAGCCAATTGTTGATCCGATAAATGAAATTAATGAAGATGATTTTGATGGTATTAATGATGCCCTTTTTATGTTGTTATCTAGAAGTAAAACGTTATACCTTACACATTATCAAAATTTAGGCACAATACCATATTTTCTGTTAAAAACATTGTTATTCTATTTTATAACTCGTTACCATTTTCAATTGCCCATGGGTGTTGCTATCTCAGGCGAGGCGCTCTCCTCGTACCTGCTTCTTCACTAAGGAACATTTCCACAGAGAGCAAGGCCTACCTAGACTTACCAATCCGTCCTAGATTACCTAAGTTTCAATGGATTGCTAATGTAAGTAAAGCAGGGTTGCCTTATGCTCTACAAATGGAGGCATTTACTCCAGATGTCCCATTTTGTTCCGACCCCCACGATCAAGTATCAGTACTTTGCGGGTACTTGAAGCGTGTTGCACCAGTACAAACAAAAGCATCACACGGGACCATGGTTAGATTGAAAAATTTTGTATCAAAATTCCTGAAGAAACAAGAAACTTTAGGTAGAATGAAACCATTACCTTGTCATGAAGCTGATCAAGATACATTTTTCTTGAATTGGATCAATGATAATAAAAATTATAATAGTAATAGAAAAAAACAATTAATAGAATCATATCTCCGATTGAAACATAATGGGTTTTTATTGGATATTCGATCTTATAACTGTAAAAGTTTTCCTAAGAGAGAATTTTTTGAAGAAGAAAAATTTGTAAGATTAATTAATAGTCGATCTGATGAATTTAAAGTGTTATTTGCCGCTTATATTGCTGCAATGGAGGATGAAGTTTATCGACTTAAATATTTTGTTAAACACTCCACACCAATTGAAATTGCTGAGAAATTTGCAACTTTGACCCGTTATGAACATTATATGGAATCTGATTACTCTTCATTTGAAAGTTGCTTCTCCTTGGAGTATACTCGAGCTGTTGAATTGCAATTGTTTAAGTTTTATTTGCGTAACAACCCTGGTATGTATGCTGCATTGGAAAAATGTTATTTGCATGGTATAAAACCACGAGTTGTCAAACTTAAAAATGATGAATTCTTAGGTTACGCCACTGAATGTAGATTGTCTGGTGAAATGTGGACCAGTTTGGGC